GTTCTGGGGTACTCTAATGAAAGCTTGTCAAAAACTTTGGCAATCGATCGGGCAGCCCATATCTGAGGCTCTATTCCTGTTTCTGTTTTTACTTGGTGGAGTAATTCTTTTTCTTCTCCAATTAACTTTTGCTTCAATTTGTGCGCTCGTTCAACGTCCACCCTTACACCCAAAAAACGCATGTCGACTAGACAAGGAAAAAGATCAGTCTCTAAATTAAAAATACTTTCAATGTCTTGATGAACAATTTCTTTCTTCATCATCTGCCATAAATCAAAAGTTAACTCTGCATCTCGTTCTGCATACGATCCAACTTCCATTGCTGGGAGTTGCCACATGTCTGCTTTTGGATCAAGTCCTCTAGACTTTGCAGCTTCTATCAATTCATTTTCAGATTTACCATAACCAAGATAATCCCAACCTAAACTATTTAAACTATATTGATAACGATTCTCATCTACAAGAGATGCTGCAATCATGGTATCAACAATTAAACCATTTATTTTTATACCCAAATGTCGTAGCCAGCATACATCGTACATTGCATTATGAAAAATTTTGACAGCATCGGTAGACATGGTATCCTGCAACCATGACAGAACTTTTTTTCGAGGCATGTTTGGACCTGATGCGTGACCGATCGGAAAATAAAACTTGCGACCAGAAACCGCCACAGCAATCCCCACCACGTCGCCGTTTCCTATCACCGATCCTGAACCTGATTTTCTCAAATCAGGATCACGAGTCTCTAAGTCAATTGCAATCTCATCGTAAGACCTAAGATCCGGAAACTCTTGTGGTTCTGTCCATTCTGTTTGTGGTTTAAAAAAAGGTATTTTCATTTATCCCATTCTTTTCTAAGTCGATCTATTTCTAAATCACAGTAGTGTTTTATTTTATTTAAATCTTCTATTCTATTTTTTTTCAAATATCTCACGACGTACTTAATTACATTGCCTTGAAAAAAATTTAATTTATTGTCCATAATAAAATCAAAAGGTTGTATTTTTAATTTATAATGATCTCCCCCCTCTTGATGATCAGATGCTTTTTTAAAAAAATCTTTGTTTGTCACAACTGATAACCATGCCTTTCTTTTTTTGCTCTCATTAAATAAAGATTATTCTTAGCACGAGTCGCTCCAACATACCAGACTCTGTGTTCCTCATCTCTTTTTTCATGGTCATACATAACAGCATCTCTAATTTTTTGAGAGTTGTCTAAAATTAAAACTACAGAATCTTCTTCGCCACCTTTGGCTGCATGAATCGTTGATAGTTTTATCCTTGCATCCTCTGATAATTTTTCACCGTTTGACAACATGTGTCTTAAATAATCTCTTTCTACCATGGGTACCGCTGTAAAAACTTCATACCATGGTTTAGTTTTATCTGGCTCGTCACCACAACACTCCAATATATCCTTTATCTCATTATCTTCTAACAGCTCACCCTTCGTCCACTTTGTATAATTAACAATTGTTTTATAGAGTTTTGCTTTAAAACTTTTACCTTTTTTATATTGATAATACAATCCCATCTCTTGTAATTTTTTCATCACGTTTTTTAATTTACTGTTGGTTCGTGAAAGAATTAACCATTTACCTTTTTCTAATTCTAACTGACCGATATTGTTGACATACTCAATCTTGCCCTCAATATCTTTTGGTAAATATTTTTTATACACTTTGATACCTTGTATTCTTTCGGTAATAACTTTTGATAATTCTTGAATAGATTTTGGTATGCGTCTGGATTGTGTTAAGATCTGTTCTGTTCCAGGTTCTTCAATAAAACGTGTAACATCTGCCCCTGCCCATTGAAATATCGCTTGATCATCGTCTCCTGCAAGATAGATATTATCAGTTTTAGTTTTTAAAATATCATACATCATCCACTGTAGGGGTGAAAGATCTTGGGCCTCATCAATAAACACAGCGTCAAAATTTGGACATAATTCAGGTTTGTTGACAAATCTTTTTATCATGTCGTTAAAATCTAATAAATTATTTTTCTTTTTGTACTCAGCTAAATTTATGATGATATGGCGTAAAAGACCCGGATCAATATCTCGATCTTGATATTCTTCAATATCTTGGTTCTGCATTTTATTTATGGTTTGAAAATAAATATTATCCGATGTTAAAAAATGTATTTGTTGATCGTTGAATTTATCAGCGTAGTTTACTCGTATGCCAAGGATCTTACCTAGGTCTTCGTAGTGATAAGGTTGCATCACACTATCTTCACTAAGCCCAAGAGTATGGAACGCAAAAGCATGAAGTGTTTGAAAATATTTTAATTTTTTATCAGGTAAATTTATTCGACTCTTCGCTTCATTAGCAGCTTTACGAGTAAAAGCAAAATAGCCAACTTTTTTTATGTCGTATTGTTTTACAAGTTCTAAAAGTTTAGAAGTTTTTCCTGTCCCTGGTGGACCATAAATTTTGTGCACTTTACAAGATGTCATTTTTATCTTTCATCTCAATGATCTCATCTGCCGTTTCCTCTTTTGTAAAATATTCTAATGAGATCTTAACACAATAGATTCCCTGTTCTTTTGATTTAGGAAATCTTTTTCTTTCTCCAAAGGTTGCTTGATAACTTTTTTGCATCATGGTCGCTGTTCTATCTTCTTTTATTTTCCAATCTTTATTTTTTAAATGATTAAAAAAATGTTCGTAAACAAAGTATGCGTAGTTCTCTTCAATTAAAGTTGATCCACTTTTAAATGATGCATAAGTCTTTGCAATCACTTGAAAGATATAATCATTTAAATATTTATGTAGTTGTTCCTCAGGACTTGTTCCTGAAGCTGGTTGCATGACTTCCTCTGTATCTTTTAATCGATCAAGTATAATTTGAAAATCGTTATCTTTTATCTTTGGAGGAATGACAGATGTTTGTGCAGCAATTAATTTTCTAAGTTCTCGCATTTCTATAAGTTTATCGATCGTTCTTGCAACGATTTGTTTTTTAGTTTCTCCGCTACCTTTATCTGGTAATGTAACTGTAAACCAAAACTCTGGTTCTGGTTTGTAATCATACTTCACTAAATTAGATAACATTGGCCAAGTTTTCTTTTTGTCTGATGCGATACCAAACTCTCGTCTAACACAGACTGATTTTACACAGTGATTAACGATTGGATCTTCAGTGCAAGTGTGTCCCTTAGTTTCTTTCTTCCATGCTTTAATTTTTGATTTAACTCTATTGTCATCCCACTCTGGAGAATATTCAAAGTATTTTCTTGCTGCCTCTTCTACTTTCTTCTCCCAGTTATCAGGGTATTTTTTCTTCGCAAAAACCATATAATTATATAGAAATCTATCTCGTCCGTCATTTAATTTATTTTGAGTTAACGCTTGCAAACATGGAGGACCATCATTAAACTCTTCGTCCCCAGATTTTAATTGTTTATTTATTATCTCTGAACCAAAATTTTCTATGGACTCTTGTGTTTGTAAATTTGTTTCTACAATCTGTATAAACTGTTCTAATGTAAATTCTGTTCCATTGTGTGGATTAACTGCAACTCGTTCTGTTTTATTGTAATAAGGTAGATTAATAAAATTACCATTAATTTTTGTTCCGTCGTCCGTGATTCCTAGTTCTGTTTGCTTTGGAAATATTTCTGTGGTTTGTTTTAATTTAAATGTAAATAATAATTTATCTAAAAAGTTTCTAATTAAACTTGCCTTAATTTTTTTTTCTAAGAAAACAAAAATGTGTAAACCACCACTCTTTGATCGAACAGGGACAACAGGTAGTTCCCACTGAATGATAATATCAAAAAAATATTTAGGATTAAAATCTTTATATTTTTTAGGGTCAATATCTATTGCACCAAACTGTGCCATACCCTCATCATCACAAGGTTGAATGCCGATAGATTTTTCTCCGTTTATATGATCAATGTAATCTTGATCTGTGACTGCGTCTTGTGACCAACCATAATCACCTGGTTTAAATTTTAACTTTCCAGTTTCGGGATCGGTATAACCATTTTTAACATTACAATAACCATAGTTACGCTCTAGACCAGAAAATATTTTTATAAACCTGTTCTCCATTTTCTACTTTCTTGATGGGCAGTTTTACCTGCCCATCGATGTTTAAACTAAATTGGTGAATTAGATTTATCAGAAGTTTCACCATGCTTAACTTGAACGTCTCCTTTAGAAACGCTTTCAGAAAAAGCTTTTGCTTGTGAGTATATAGATGCGTCTTGTACTTGACCCACCTTACTAATTTCCCAACCAAACCATGTGCCTTTATCATTAGATTGCTGCACGGTCTTTAGATTATAAATGTGGCTAAAAGATGCCGGAGTAAATAATCCATTCTTACCTTTAAGTTTGATTTGAGCAATCATTGTATTCCACTTTCTACTAATTTTTAGTTGAGTAGATTTCATGGCAATCAATGCGGTTGATGGTGTTTCTCCCATCGTTATCACAAAGTGACTTGCTGTCTTCTCGATATAATTACCGCTTTGTAATCTATCTTTGAAGTCTGCCCCCCTTGTTGTTTGTGATAAGATATCACTACTTGATGGGTGGATTTGCACTGGAGCTCCTGGGCCATCGCCTCTGTCTCTCCATTCAATGTACTCCAGTTTGTAATGACATGGAATAACATTCAATCCTTTTTGTCCATCAAATAACTCTGAAGTCACTGAGTTGTAAATCATACCAGGTTCTGCACCTTGTACATATTTACCATCTCTTTTGTTAACTTCAGGAGATAGTTGACCAAGTATTTTTAAAAAGGGTAAAGCTAAATCTTCTTGAGTTAGTTTACCAATACCTTGGCCAGCATCAGCTTCAAACATATTTGTCGCTAACGCATTTTCTTTTTTCGTTGTTACTTGTGCTTTGCTCATCGTTCTTATTTCCTTGTTATTTTGGTTCTGTTTCCTGCGAACACGTTAAAAAGATCAGAGGGCATGTCTAGTCCTTTTTCGACACGCTCTCTGACCAATGCTTTAAGTGTCATTGGTTCAACCTTTAATTTTTGGACTGGTTGATACCCACGACCTTGTGCAAGGACAGCATATTCTGCAGCCTTGTTATCTTCGTTACGACCAAAGGAAACAGTCACCTCATTTTTAATAAGGTCACCTAGGTCGTTATCTCGAAGCCATTTAAATGCTTCCTCTTTCCTTGCTACAGGAATAGAAGCACCGTAGACGGGTTTCACTTCAACGGCGGATCCGTCTGCTAATTTCATTGTGCTTATGTTCATCTCTTGCATCATTGTCGGTATGACTTCACCTCCAACCATGTCGATTTGTTTTTTAAGTTCTTTGACATGTGCCTCTGCATCTGCAAGTTCATCTTCTAGTTTTTGCAACTTTGTAACTTGTGAAGATAAATCACCTGCATCATCAATCTTAGATAATGAAGATGTTTGATCTGCTTCAAAGTCTATATTATTCATCTATCTCTCCTTTCTCGTATAGATTAATTTGAATTGGGTAATATCTTCTTTCTTGTTTGTCCCATTTCAAAAGTTTGTATTTGCCGTTTGTAATATCAGATACAATACTACAAGCAACACCAATTATTGCAGGGTCACCTGTCAATAATAAAAAGTCATTTGAATTATAATTTTTTAGTAATTTACGAAGTTTAAAAACTAACGGACCCGGTGACAAAATAATCTGAGAAGTTTCGGGTAACAAAACTTTCAACTCACCAAATTCAGACGCACCTATAATATTTATTTTAGGACGACCTTCTTTTGTACCTGGTATGTCTTGTACGACGTATACTAAATTATCCTTCATAACTTTCTTGACAACACTATATAGAGTA